GAGCCAGAGCCAGAGCCAGAGCCAGAGCCAGAGCCAGAGCCAGAGCCAGAGCCAGAGCCAGAGCCAGAGCCAGAGCCAGAGCCAGAGCCAGAGCCAGAGCCAGAGCCAGAGCCAGAGCCAGAGCCAGAGCCAGCAAAAGGTAAAAATAAAAAAGGCTGATTACCATGCTGCTGACTCTCGAAGAAATTAAACAGCAGTGCCGCCTTGAGAGCGACTTTACGGAAGAAGATCGGCTGCTTGAGCTTTTCGCTCTGGCCGCCGAGGCGAAGGCGGTAACGTACCTGAATCGTAATCTGTATAAAACGGTGGCAGATATTGCGCCGCTTGATACCGATGGCATGGTTATTACCGAAGATATCCGGCTTGCGCTTCTGATGCTGGTCAGTCACTGGTATGAACACCGCAGCTCAGTGTCAGAGCTGGAGATGACGGAGACGCCGCAGGCGTTTGAGTTCCTGCTCTATTCGCGGCGTCTGCCGGTGTCGGGGTATTAGCATGCAGCGACGCTCATCCAATACCAGCGCCGTATTCACGTTGCCCGATCCCGGCGAGCTAAATAAGCGCATCCATCTGCGCCAGCGTATCGACCAGGCAGCAGCAGACTACGGCACCGAGCCGGTCTATCAGAATGAAAAGGACGTCTGGGCAAAGGTCCGGCAGGTGGGTGCCACCACCTATCATGAGTCCGTTCAGGCTGATGACACCATCACCCATTACATGACGATCCGGTATCGCCGGGGAATCACTTCAGATTTTGAGGTGGTTTACGGCGGCTTTGTGTATCGCGTTAAGCGCCTGCGCGACCTCAACTCAGCCGGTCGTTACCTGCTGATGGAGTGTGAGGAGCTGAGAGCAGTGGACAGCGGTGAGGTGATGTATGGCTAAGCCGCTTCTGCACGTTAATTTTCAGCAGCCCAAAGACCTCGTTTTCAACCGGGCAAAAATGCGTCGCGCCTTCATTCAGATTGGTCAGGTGCATATGCGTGATGCCCGGCGCCTGGTCATGCGTCGCGGACGCTCAGCGCCGGGCGAGTATCCGGGGTTCAGGACCGGCAGGCTGGCGCGTTCCATCGGCTATTACGTTCCCCGCGCATCAAAAAGCCGTCCGGGCCTGATGGTGCGCATCGCGCCAAACCAGAAGCGGGGCGAGGGTAACCGCCTTATCGAGGGCGACTTTTACCCGGCGTTTCTGTTCTACGGCGTGAAGCATGGCGCTAAACGCAAAAAGAGCCATCACAAAGGGAAATCCGGCGGAAATGGCTGGCGCGTTGCGCCGCGTAAAAACTACATGACCGAAGTGCTGGAGGCTCGCAAAACGTGGACGCGTTATGTGCTGACCCGTGCGCTGCGTACCTCACTGCGGCCTGAAAGGAAAAAGAAATGAAGCTATCACTGGTGATCGCCGCACTCCGGGCTCGATGTCCGATGTTCGCAGGCAACGTGGCCGGGGCGGCCGAATTCAAGTCCATCCCCGAAACGGGGAAGATGAAGCTGCCGGCGGCGTATGTGGTGCCGACCGAAGATATCACAGCTGAGCAGAAGTCGATGACCGACTACTGGCAGAACGTGACCGAAGGCTTTGCGGTGGTCGTGGTGCTGGACAATACGCGTGATGAGCGCGGTCAGGCGGCAGGTTACGACGCCGTGCATGACGTGCGACAGCAAATCTGGAAGGCGCTGCTGGGCTGGGAACCTGATTCAGACGCAGGCCCGGTGGCGTATTCCGGCGGTCAGCTTCTGGATATGGATCGGGGTCGCCTCTACTACCAGTTTGAATTCATGCTGACGCGGGAAATCACCGAAGAGGACACGCGCCAGCAGGATGACCTCGATGCCCTGGACGAGCTGAAGATGGTCGACATCAATGTTGACTATATCGATCCGGGCGACGGTCCTGACGGCATTATCGAACACCACACCCAAATCAACCTCAGCGAGTAAATCATGCAAATCAGACCCAAGCGCGGGCGGTCAGTTCCTGACCCTGTCCGGGGCGATCTGCTGCCTTCAGAAGGCCGCAACGTCGAAGAGAGCAGCTACTGGCACCGCCGCATTGCGGATGGTGATGTCGAAGAAGTCAGTGCGGAAGAAGAAAAGCCCGCTGCTGACGCCAAGAAAAAGGGCGGTGAATAATGTCAGTCTCGTTCCCCACTATTCCGTCAGACCTCCGCGTGCCGCTGTTCTGGGCCGAAATGGACAACAGCGAAGCGAATACCACGCAGAGCAGCGGGCCGTCGCTGCTGATTGGCCTCGCTTCAGCTGACAGCACCATCGTTAAAAACAAACTTACCATCATGCCGTCTGCCGCGCTGGCGGGTAAGGTGGCAGGCCGTGGCAGCCAGCTGGCCCGTATGGTGGCACGCTATCGCGCTGTCGATCCGTTCGGTGAGCTCTGGGTTATCGCGGTAACCGAGCCGGAAGGCGAGACTGCCAAAGGTATGCTGACGCTGACCGGCAATGCGCAGGCGTCAGGTTCGCTAAGCCTTTATATCGGCGCGGATCGTGTGCAGGCAGCCGTAGTAACGGGCGATACCCCTGCAACCGTGGCCGCCACACTGGCCGCTGCCATTAATGCTGACGCTGACCTGCCGGTGACCGCTGCTGCTGCTGCAGGCGTGGTGACTTTGACCGCCCGTCATAAAGGGCTTACCGGAAACAGCATTCCGCTGGCGCTGAACTACTACGGCACCGTAGGCAGCGAAACCACGCCTGACGGCGTTAACGTTGCGATTTCCGCGATGGCTGGCGGAACGGGCTCACCTTCACTGGCTGCGACCGTAGCCGCGATGGGCGATGAGCCGTTTGACTTCATCGGCACACCGTTCAGTGATTCCGCCTCGCTGGCGACGCTGGCGCTGGAAATGAACGACTCTTCCGGACGCTGGGGCTACGCACGTCAGCTTTACGGCCACGTCTATACCGCGAAAGTCGGCACGCTCTCCGACCTGGTTGCCTTTGGTGACACCATGAACAACCAGCACATTACCGTAGCCGGTTATGAGCCTGCTGTTCAGACGTCTGCCGATGAGCTGGTCGCACTGCGTACCGCCCGTAATGCCGTGTTTATCCGCACTGACCCGGCCCGCCCGACGCAGACCGGTGAGCTTACCGGCGCATTACCGGCACCGGCAGGCAGTCGCTTTACGCTGACCGAGCAGCAGTCTCTGCTGAAGCACGGCATTGCAACGGCCTACGCTGAAAGCGGTGTGCTGCGTATCCAGCGCGACATCACCACCTATCAGAAAAACGCATATGGCGTGGCGGACAACAGCTACCTGGACAGCGAAACGCTGCATACCAGCGCCTATGTTATCCGTCAGCTGAAGAGCATCATTACCAGTAAGTACCCGCGACATAAGCTGGCGAATGACGGTACGCGCTTCGGTCCGGGGCAGGCCATCGTGACGCCTGCAGTACTGAAGGGCGAGATGTGCGCCAGCTACCGCACCATGGAGCGGGCAGGCATTGTGGAGAACTTCGATCTCTTCAAAGAGCATCTGGTGGTAGAGCGCAACGTCACCGACCCGACCCGCGTGGATGTCCTGTTCCCGCCGGATTACGTCAATCAGCTGCGCGTCTTTGCGCTGCTTAATCAGTTCCGTCTGCAATACAGCGAGGAGACCGCGTAATGGCAAAGATTGCGGGTACAGCATACGTCAAGGTGGACGGCCAGCAGTTGTCGCTGACCGGCGGCATTGAGGTGCCGATGAACACCAAAGTGCGTGATGACGTGATCGGCCTTGCTGGTGACGTCGATTACAAAGAGACGCACCGCGCACCGTACGTCAAAGGCACCTTTAAGGTGCCGAAGGCGTTCCCGGTCACCAAGCTGATGGATTCAGACCAGATGACCATCACCGCCGAGCTGGCAAACGGCATGGTTTACGTGCTGTCTGAAGCGTTCCAGTTCGGTGAGGCAAACCACAATGCGGAAGAGGGTACGGTTGACCTCGAATTCCACGGTTCAGAAGGATTCTATCAGTGAGTGAACTTCAGCTTTCAAAACCCATTACAGCACACGGTGAGACTATTCATGTGCTGGAGCTCCGCGATCCAACAGGTAAGGATGTCCGCGAGCTGGGCTATCCATACCAGATGAATCAGGATGAGTCAGTGAAGCTGCTGGCTCACGTTGTGGCTAAATACATCAGCCAGCTGGGGGGCATTCCACCCAGCTCAGTTGATGACATGTCGCCATCAGACCTGAATGCTGCTGGCTGGATGGTTGCAGGTTTTTTCCTTCAGGCCTGACAGCTAAAGAGCTGCTTAATCTGTACTTCGATTGCGCCAGTTACTGGCGCATTAATCCTCTGGAAGTCCTGAGCGAGGACTTAAAAAGCCTGCAATTACTTATCGACCAGGCGAACCGGATAGAACGGGAGCGAAAAGCCAATGGCTGAATTTGAACTGAAGGCGCTCATTACTGGCGTTGACAGGCTTTCACCTGCACTTGGCCGCATGCAAAAGAACCTGCGCCGGTTCCGTAAAGACGCTGAGGAAGCTGGCAGGGGCGGCATGGCTATGGCAGGCGGTCTTGCTGCCGGGCTAACAGGTTCACTGGTTGCTTTTGCCAAGCAGGAGGACGCTGCGACAGGCCTGAAAGTTGCCATGATGGACGCCAGCGGCGCAGTAGGTTCAGACTTCGAGAAGATCAACAAGCTGGCTATCGGCCTCGGCAACAAGCTGCCTGGCACCACTGCAGACTTTCAGAACATGATGCAGATGCTTGTCAGGCAGGGTATTCCGGCTCAGAACATACTGAGTGGTGTTGGTGAGGCTTCCGCTTATCTGGCGGTTCAGCTTAAGAAAACGCCTGAAGCGGCTGCAGAGTTTGCTGCAAAAATGCAGGATGCTACCGGCACTGCTTCAGAAGATATGATGGGATTATTCGACACCATCCAGAAGGCGTTTTATCTGGGTGTTGATGATACCAACATGCTGTCATTCTTTTCTAAAACCAGCTCCATTATGAAGATGGTCAGTAAAGATGGCCTGACGGCGGCGCGAGCTCTGGCCCCAATTTCAGTGATGATGGACCAGATGGGAATGGAGGGCGAGGCTTCCGGTAACGCGCTCCGAAAAGTATTTCAGGCTGGCTTTGACGGTAAAAAGATGAAGGCAGCTAACAAGCTGTTGAATCGAAAAGGAATTCATTTAGATTTCACAGATGGAAAAGGAGAGTTCGGCGGACTTGATAATCTTTTCAAGCAACTGAACAAGCTTCAGTCATTAACAACCAAACAAAAAACCACAATCATCAAGCAGATCTTCGGTGATGACGCTGAAACATTACAGGTACTAAATGCGCTGATCGATAAAGGTAAAACCGGCTATGACCAGATTCAGGAGAAAATGGGAAAGCAGGCTGACCTTAATAAGCGTGTTAATACTCAGCTAAACACACTTTCTAACATCTGGGAGTCATTGACAGGTACAGCCGTCAATGGCCTTGCGGCAATCGGCGGGGCTTTTGCTGGGGATGCAAAAAGGCTGGTGGGCTGGCTGGGTGATATGTCTGAGCGCTTTACTGAGTTTGCTGACAAAAACCCGAAGGTCATCCGTGGTGCATTTGGTATTGCCGCTGGCTTTGTTGGAATGAAACTGGGGCTGCTGGGAATTAATTTTGCGCTTGGGATTCTGGGGCAAGGCTTGAAGCTTTCTCCTATGGGTGTCTTTCTAAGGCTGGCCGCGCTGGGGATCGGTTTATTGATTTCTGACTGGGATAAGTTCGGCCCGATAGTTGAAAGGGTCTGGACTAAGATAGACGGCCTAACAGAGTCCTTGGGCGGTATGAACGGCATTATTACCGGAATTGGTGGAGTAATGGCCGGATTATTCACGGTTCAGGTTATTTGCTCGCTGACAACCGCTACAACTAAAGCAAGCGGTCTTCTCGCTGTGCTTACCAAAATAGGCAAGCTGAGCGCTCTGACAGTATCAATAGCCGTCGCGCTGTATATGTTCAAGAAGCTTGAAGAAATTTCTGATGCCGCAACCCAGAAGGATGGCACTGAATCCTTCTGGGAATCATTTAAAAAGAGGTGGAAAGCTGGCGGCTGGTATAACAACCAGAAAGATCTCGACGCAGGTAACCTAAAATTGCCAGGTAAAATTCCATCCGTTCCTTCTGAGATGGTGACCAAGAGTGGCGAATCGAAGCCGTTCTGGGATTCGATAGCAGATGAATGGGGGGCTGGAGACTGGTTTAAAATTCAGAGGCAGAACTCAACAAGCAATCCGCAAATGGCAAACCAAAATCTTACTATGCCGCCATTGCTTAAGGAGCCTGCAAGACAGGGGGAGCTCAAAGTAAGTTTTGAAGATGCTCCGCAAGGAATGCGCGTGACCCCTGTAGGTGGGAATCTTCCCTGGCTTGACCTTGATGTGGGTTATAATCGGTTCTCGACCCCAAATTAAGGAAAATATCTGCATGCGCCTATTTGCATTTTTAATGGCTTTGTTTTTTGTTAACGGGGTGGCAGCCAGTGAATGCTACCCTTCTTTTAACGAAAAAGGCTTCATTGTTGCAATTGGGAAAAAGCCTGAGAAGGTGCAGGTTTTAAAGATGGCGGGATGCTGAGGCACCAGTATTCGTTCCGAAAAGAGCAAACGGATGAAGAGGCGTTCGGTGATAATAGTAAGGCTGAATATGAGCCTCAGCTTTACATTACCCTTTACGATCCACCATGCCCAGACAGAATAAGCATTCATTTCTTCGCGAATGAAGACAAGTCTATGAATGAGATTAATGTTGCACTGGCTGGTAAAGCGTATGAATACCTAACCGGAACCAACAGGACAATATTCCAGAATAAGCTGGAGAAGTTTAAAGGTGTTCAGCGGTTTGAGTCTCATGAAGAAAATGCGGATTCTGTATTCGTCAAAACTGGCGACTCCTATTCGATACAGATACACCTGAAATAAACATTAACCCGCTCCGGCGGGTTTTTTATTGCCTGGAGCAAGCTATGAGCTGGAAGGACAATCTGCAGGATGCCTCGCTGCGGGGCGTCCCGTTTAAGGTAGATGAAGATGAGGCCACCTTTGGCCGTCGCGTACAGGTGCATGAGTACCCGAACCGTGACAAGCCGTGGGCCGAAGATTTAGGGCGTGCGACGCGCCGTTTCAGTGTGCAGGCCTACCTGATTGGTGATGACTATTTTGAGCAGCGCAATCGGCTGATTGAGGCTATTGAAAAGCCGGGTTCCTGTACGCTGGTTCATCCTTACTATGGCGAGATGACCGTAGTTGTGGACGATGCTGTGCGCATCAGTCATTCCCAGAATGAAGGCCGCATGTGCCGCGTCAGTTTCAGCTTCATTGAGTCGGGCGAGCTATCCTTCCCGACAGCAGGTCTGGCAACCGGCCAGAAATTGTCTTCTTCGGTTTCATTTCTGGATGACGCAATTTCATCGGCTTTCGGTGCCTTTGGTATGGATGGCATGCCTGATTTTCTGCAGGACGGCGTTCTGGATGAGGCAAGTGACATGTTCAGTACCGTCACCAGTGCTTTTCAGTATGTGGATTCAGGCGTAAGCGCGGCATCCCGCCTGCTACAGGGTGATTTGTCGGTGCTGCTCAGTCCGCCATCCAGCGGCATGAGTTTTGTTAACCGCCTGCAGACCATGTGGCGCGCCGGGACGCGGCTGAGTGGCAACGCCTCTGACCTGATGTCGATGATTAAGGGCCTGACCGGTGTCACGGTTGATTCTGGTCTGGCCCCGCGTGGGGTGTGGAAAACCGACAGTAAAACTGCTCAGGCGCAGACTACGCAGCGCAATTATGTAGCGCAGGCGGTACGCACCACGGCCATCAGCGAAGCGGCTGCAGCAGTAACCAGCCTGCCGCAGACTTCAAACCGCAACGTCACACGCCAGCAGGACCCGCAGCAGCCGGTCGTGGTATCGCATCCTGCCGTCAGTAACATACGGCCAGACTCAGGTAATGCCGCTGCAGATACTGATACAACAGCAATCGCGACGGTTTCCGCATCATCCGGCGTCACCACCTCTCTGGACAATGGCACCGTTATTTCATGGGATGATCTCGCGCAGGTGCGTGACAGTCTCAATGAGGCGATTGACCTTGAGATGGAGCGCGTCTCTGATGACGGCCTCTATCAGGCGCTGGTCACCGTGCGCACCGATGTTAACCGCGATATCTCAGCCCGCCTGGAGCAGGTCGAACGCATGACGGAGCGCACGCCTTCGCAGGTAACCCCTGCACTGGTGCTGGCTGCCGACTGGTACGACTCTGCATCCCGCGCCGGTGACATCACCGCACGTAACGGCATCCGCCATCCCGGTTTCGTGCCTGTCCAGTCACTGAGGGTGCCTGTACGATGAACAACACAGTTATTTTGCGGGTGAACGGTCAGGAGTGGGGCGGCTGGACTTCGGTCCGTATCGCTGCCGGTATTGAGCGTATCGCCCGCGACTTCACCGTTGAGATCACCCGCAGCTGGCCCGGTGATACCGACCAGGCAAACCTCAGCAATCGCATCAAAAACGGTGACCTCGTTGAAGTCCTGATAGGCACCGACAAAGTGCTGACCGGCTACATTGAGGCAACACCTGTCCGGTATGACGCACGCAGCATCAGCGTGGGAATATCAGGGCGCAGTAAAACGGCTGACCTCATCGACTGCTCAGCCACGCCGTCGCAGTATGCCGGTCGTTCGCTGGCGCAGGTGGCCGCTGAGCTGGCAAAGCCATTCAGCATCACGGTGGTGGACGCGGGCGGCGCTTCCGGTGCGCTTCAGGGAATTCAGGCCGACCAGGGCGAAACGGTCATGGACGTGCTGAACAAGATGCTCGGACTGCAGCAGGCGCTGGCGTATGACAACGCGCAGGGCAACCTGGTTATCGGCGGCATCGGCAGTCAGCAGGCGCATACTGCGCTGGTGCTGGGTGAAAACATTCTTTCCTGTGATACGGAAAAGAGCATCCGTGACCGGTTCAGCGACTATCAGGTGTCCGGACAGCGCAAGGGTAACGACGACGACTTTGGCGAGGCCACAACTACGGCTATCCGCTCAAAGACCATCGATGGCGGCCTGAAGCGTTACCGCCCGATGATTATCCGCCAGACCGGCAACGCCACCACGGCAACCTGCAGCGCACGCGCTGAATTTGAGATGCGCCAGCGTGCTGCGCGGACCGATGAGGTGACCTACAACGTGCAGGGCTGGCGGCAGGGCGATGGCTCGCTCTGGTTGCCCAATCTGCAGGTGATCGTCTTCGACCCGATTCTGGGCTTCAACAATCGCCAGATGGTGATCGCCGAGGTTACTTACCAGCAGGATGAAAACGGCACCGTGACTGAAATACGCGTCGGACCGCCGGATGCTTATCTCCCTGAACCAGCGAAGCCCGGCAAACGGAAGATAAAGAAAGAAGAGGATGATTTCTGATGGCTAACCCGATGTCAGGTATGGGACGCGCACTGTCAAACCTGCTGGCGCGGGCGGTCGTTCGCGGACTTAACACGGCGACAAAGTGCCAGATGCTTCAGGTTGAAATGGCCGGAGGCGAGGGCAAAAGCGATATTGAGCACATGGAACCCTACGGTTTTACCGCTGCTCCGCTGACTGGCGCTGAGGCTGTTGCCGCCTACTTTGACGGTGACAGATCACACGGAGTAGTACTGGTCGTTTCTGACCGTCGCTATCGCATCAAAGGACTGAAGACTGGCGAAGTGGCGGTATATGACGATCAGGGGCAGTCGGTCACGCTGACTCGCGCAGGAATTGTCGTCAATGGCGCAGGCAAGCCGATTACCTTCACCAATGCGCCGAAAGCCCGGTTTGAAATGGACATTGAGGCAACCGGTGAAATTAAAGATAAGTGCGACTCCTCCGGCCTGACCATGTCAGCGATGCGCATTGCTTACAACGGACACACCCACAAAGAAAATGGTTCAGGCGGCGGCACCACTGACGCGCCAGCGAAGAAAATGGAGGCGTCATGATTATTGTCATTAACGGCGTCCAGCGTGACGTGACGTGGCCACCTGACCCACTGACCCGTGCCGTCATTATTTCCCTGTTCTCCTGGCGAAAGGCTGAGCCGGACGACAGCCCGGAGCAGGATAACGGCTGGTGGGGCGACAGCTTCCCGACGGTCCAGAATGATCGCATCGGTTCCCGCCTTTATCTTCTCAGCCGCACGACACTCACCAATAAAACGCCGCTCAAAGCGCGCGAATATATCAGCCAGGCACTTCAGTGGCTGGTGGATGATGGTGTAGCGGTAAGGGTGGATGTGAAGGCTGAGCGAACCGGCATTACCACGCTCAGCGCTTCAGTAGTTATCAGCCAGAAAGACGGCAACCGTACGGCATATTCCTTTGACGATTTATGGAGTGAACTTAATGGCTGACAGTGGATTTACCCGCCCGACACTCCCTCAGTTAATTACCGCCGTTCGCAGCGATATCCTCACCCGCCTTGCAGCAGATACGACGCTGGCAGTGCTGAGACGCACTGATGCTGAGGTATACGGGCGCGTTCAGGCAGCAGCCGTACATACTGTTTACGGCTATATCGACTATCTGGCACGTAACCTGCTGCCGGACCTTGCCGATGAGGAGTGGCTGACACGCCATGCCAATATGAAGCGATGCCCGCGCAAAGCAGCCACGACAGCGGCAGGTTATGCGCGTTGGGCGGTCGCCACAGCCGGCATCACCATACCCGCAGGGGTGACCATTCAGCGTGACGATCTGGTGTCATTCACCACTTCAGCAGCTGCCACGTCAGCGGGTGGCGTGCTTCGTGTGCCTGTTGTCTGCGACACGGCAGGGGCGACCGGGAACACGGATGACGGTCTTGCTATGCGCCTGGTCAGCCCGATCACCGGCCTTACCTCGGCTGGCGTAGCAGACAGCATTAAGGGTGGTGCTGACGTCGAAGACTTAGAACTATGGCGGTCGCGTGTTATTGAGCGCTGGTACTGGACGCCACAGGGTGGCGCTGACGGTGACTATGAGGTTTGGGCTAAAGAGGTTGCGGGCATTACCCGCGCATGGACTTATCGCCACTGGAGCGGGCGCGGAACGGTAGGGGTGATGGTGGCAAACAGCGACTTGATTAATCCGGTGCCGGACCCCGCAACAGTTGCGGCTGTTCAGGCTTACATCGAACCGCTGGCTCCTGTGGCTGGTGCCGACATCTATGTGTTTGCGCCTACGCCGCACACGGTTAACTTCCAGATTCGACTGAGCCCCGATACCACGGCGGTTCGCTATGCCGTTGAGGCAGAGTTGCGTTCGATGATGCTGCGCGATGGTGGACCAGAAAGCGTGCTGAAGCCATCTCGCATCAGCGAGGCGATCAGTATCGCAACCGGCGAGTACAGCCATACGCTGGTCAGCCCTTATGCTGACATCACTATCAGCAAGGGCGAGCTGGGCGTGGTAGGGACTATCTTATGGACTTAGCGGCGCAGTACCGGCAGATGCTGGGCGCACTACTGCCGCGTGGCCCGGCATGGGATGCAGATGATCTGCTGCTGACCGGACTGGCTCCCTCGCTTGCAGAGCTGCACGGGCGAGGTGATGCGCTGATGCTTGAAACCGATCCGCGTTCTGTGACAGAGCTTATAGACCGATATGAGGAAATCAGCGGATTACCTGACAGCTGTGCGCCTCCGGGTGTTCAGACTCTTCAGCAGCGCAGGCAAAGGCTTGATGCAAAGCTGAATCTGGCCGGTGGCATCAATGAAGCTTTTTATCTGGAGCAGCTTGAAGCGCTGGGTTACACAGGTGTCACGATCACCCGGTACAAAAAAAGCCAGTTTACCTGTCTTTCAGTCTGCACTGACTCTCTTTACAGCGATGAATGGCGCTATTACTGGCGGGTCAACATGCCCGCCGCCACCCAGATTAACCCGATGACGGCAATCAGCAACGCCACCGACAGCCTCAGAACGTGGGGAGACACGACCGCCGAGTGTGTTCTTAACAAGCTAGCCCCGTCACACACCTACGTCATTTTCAGATACCCGGAGTAAACATGCATCGTATTGATACATCAACCGCGCAGAAAGATAAGTTCGGCTCGGGCAAAAATGGATTTACCGGCGGCAACCCTCAGACAGGTGAGCTCCCGACCGCGCTGGACGCTGATTTTTTTGATTCTGTCCAGGAGGAGATTGCAGCCGTTATTGAAGCTGCCGGTATCACACTGGCAAAAGCAAATAACGCACAACTCCTTACTGCTATGAAAGCGCTGGTCGGTCCCGGACGCCTTCTCAATATCCAGTCATTTCCAATAACCGGTAATTACATTCCTGTAGCTGGAGCAAAAAAGGTTCGTGTGAGGGCGTGGGGTGCAGGGGGATCAGGCGCTGGAACAGCAACCGCAGGGGTCGGTGCGGCAGGCGGTGCAGGCGGGGCTTATGTCGAGGTAACGATAGATTTGTCGGGGCTGACATCGATTCCTATTACTGTTGGCAAGGGAGGCACAGCAGTAGCGGCAAATAGCTCGGCTTCCGGAGTGGCTGGAGGAGACACCTTGATTCCATTGCTTGGAGTTACTGCTAAAGGCGGCGGTGGAGGCAGTGCTGGTACTGCTGCAATCGGCGGAACCCCGACCTCTTCAAAGGCTACTGCTTCTTTGCTTGTGAAAGGACAGGACGGACAAGGATCAGCAATTACGAGTATTGGCGGGCAGGGGGGGGCAGCATTCGCAAGTTTTGCGGGGGTGGCCCGCACCGGCTCCAACGGTGATAACGGTGGGTATCCTGGCGGTGCAAGTGCAGGATCTTCGTATCCATCAGGTGGCACTCCGCGTGGCTCAGGTAGTGGTGCTGATGGTCTTGTAATTATTGAGGAGTACGCATAATGAGTAGCCGTTACGCAATCGTCGTTGAGGGTGTGGTACTAAATATCATCGCATGGGATGGTGAGACAGAGTATGACGTCAAGCAAGCAGGCTATGGTGATAAAGCTGAGCTGATGGCTCTAGATGAGGACTCATCTGTAACTGCTGGATATCTTTATAACGGGAAATCATTCTCAGCGCCTCCGCTTACTAAAGAACAGCAGGCAGCTCAGGACGCGTATGCGCTGACAGGAAACTTAAACCTCAAGTCTGCGATGATGGATGAAGCAAACCAAAAGATATCAGTCCTCCAAGATGCTGTTGATCTGGAGATGGCAACAGAGGATGAAACTGCATCCCTGCCTTTATGGAAAAAGTATCGTGTGCTGCTTAATCGTATTGATGCTAATACGTCAAATCAGGTCACGTGGCCTGAAAAACCCAAGTCATAATGTAGACGCTAACCTTCTGGCAATTGAACAGTATCGTATGTGAAGGGGCATAAATTCTGCCCCTTCACATCTTGAATTAGTGTATTTTCCTTTCTAGTAGACCGCCTCTATATACATCAATGGATGTTATTCTTTGGAGGTCTTTAAATGGTATATCCCCGTTTATTACAATAATCGGGCATTCACCTTTAGCGTTCTTTTCATTTTCAGTTGGCAATCTCTCCCATACAGACCGTCCCATAATCAAGTTAAGGTAAGCTCTTACTCGGGTGCTGTTGTAGATTGATGCACAATCATAACCTTCAACGGTCAGCGCTTTACTCGCTATGGCAATATTGGCTGTTTGCACATCCTTCCAGCTTCTGAACTGACTAACATCAGATCGATATGTTGCAAATGATAATATGCAAGAGATAATAGTTAAAGTTACTGGAGCAAAGAGCCATTTACCTTTGCTGACCAGAAAGGTTTGACACATCATTATTGAAATGACAAATGAAAGCTTCAGTCTATCAAATGTATAACTCGTTGCATGCTGTGCAAGGATTATGTTCTCAATCAAAGAAAATGCCAAAAAAATAACCATAAGATTTGCTAAGTCATTGCGAATTCCTTTATTCATTAATTTTGAAACTATAAACACAGGGATGATAATCAAAAACAAACCGTAGGACTGATAATAACCAGCAAACAAGGCCCTGAAATCCGCATCACCACCACTCCTTACTGAGAACCTCGCAATCGAAGCCGAAATGAACTCTCCTAAATCAAGAGTCATGTAGAGCTGAATAGAGAACGTTATAGCAGCTAAGAAGATTGATGCTAGCATGGCAAAAGCTAAACTTACGTCTCTTCTTTTTTTGCTTACCAAAAAGTAGATTGCGGACAGACCGCCAATAACGTAACCGGTCCACTCTGTCATGCACAGAAAGTATAGGGAAAATCCTGATACCATTACCCATGAGCTTTTGTTACTTACAATTATCTTGCAGATTGAAAAAGCAAATGCAGCAATGAACAACTGGCTAAGTGACTGGGGCCAGTATAGTAAGCCTGTAGAAGCCAGAGACTCTCTTGATAAAATCAATGGAGAGCATGCTAGTGCTATCAAAATGGCTTGGGTGTGATTTTGTGGTTTGAACACATTTAATAGTGTGACGAAAAATAGTAAAGCTGATGATGTCATAATGAGTATATTTAAAAATAAAATGCTCATTACTGAGTAATTTAGCCCAAGTGCTTTTATGAATGTGGCTGGAATTAAAAACCCAAGCGAGGGGAAACTTGTATATATGTACGAGCCTGACTTGTCACGAACTGCTGCGCCCCAAGGTATACCCTTATTTACATCACCCCCTTGAGTTACCACGGGCAAAAGGTGGTGTTCACTTATCGAGCCTTCATTCAGAGATTTTGCAATAAGCAATGAGTGATAGGACGCCTCAATATTCTCAATGGCCTCATTTTTACTGACATCGATATATTTTATGGATGAGGAAATAATAATCATGGCGCTT